CTTGGATTTGGCAAACGCTAACGTAGGTGTCAGACCAGATGAACGACCCCGAAAAGGTTTGGCCTTTTTGGTTAGCGTTCTTGGCTGCTTTTGCAACGTAGAGCATGTCAACGCCGAGAGCGCGAGCAACGTCATCTTCGCCAGGAAGCGTGAACTGACCAGCAGACTTAGGCACTACGCCGAAGATCTGATTTTGCAATAGCGTAGAACGCTGAATGCGGTTGAACACGTTTGCCGACATGATGATAGCGTTCGGCACGATGCCTTTTTTGAGCAGTTTCAGCTTTGCGGCTGCAACGTCTGCGGGAAGGTTGATCGTGGCGAGGTTTGCTTCGGTGTAGGCAACGGCGGCGGCGGTAGCGTTGAACGTAGTAGCGTTCATGACAGCAGCGGCAACACGAACCTCATAAGAGATACGCAGCGAACGCTCAAGGAGCATTGCTTCAGTTGCTTCCAAGTTCATGAAGCGTTCTACTTCTGCCTCGTATGCGTCATCGATAACAGACTCAAGTCCGTATTCGATAGCGTCATACTGGTCAGTGTCATACATGCGGTTGACGCGATCGTATGAAGCTCCAGCAGCGCGAGGTTTCGCATCGCCGTTCATAAGTTCGCCGTTAGCTAACTTCGCTTTCATGTAAATACCGCGTTTTACGTCCTCGCCTTTTACGGGGAGAACTTGATCGCCGATGAACATTTTGTTGAAGTCAGCGTTTGCTTGCATCACAAGAGCGTAAATGTCGCTCCGTGGTGTTGCTTGTGCGTTGGTATAGGGCATAATTTTTTATTAGTTAGTAGGTTTTGGTTAGTCGTATTTGGCAAACTCAAGAGCGATGCCGTTTGACGCGACCCCGTTGCTTAAGCCTTTAATAAATGCTGCGTTTCCAGTTGTGACAGTTCCCGCATAGCCACCAGTAATGATGGAATAAGTAGTAGCCGCCGTGATTGCTGTTCCGCTAGCCTGAACAATAAATGTTCCTGGTGCTGTCCATAATTTTACGCGAGCGTAGTTTGCATCGGCAGCATCCTCTTGTAGAATGCCGAGTCCGCGCACGCCGTTAGCGCAAGCCTTGATTGTCCCATCGCTCTGAACATCAACGGCAAGAAATGCCGTAATTGCGCCAGATGCGAGAAACGTGGAGAATCCTGAGTCGTGTTGAGATGACATATTTTTCTGTTAGTTTGTTTGGTTGTTGTTAACTGTTTTTCACAAGTCTGGAAGCCTCGTAAGATTTCCAAGCGTCTGAGTATTTTGCGCGATTGGTTAAAATCGCACCGCGAGCTTTGTCGGTATTGCCGCTAAACTCTTTGATTGCAATGTCGGTAACATGTTCTTCAAAGTGTTTTACTTTTGCTGGTTCTGCGGGTGTCCCTGCTTTGCCAAGTGCGGTAGTTCCAAGTTTAGCGGTAAACAATTTGATTGCTGCTTCCGCTCCGCGTTGCGCCGCCAGTTCGATTTTCTTAGTAACCACTTCGTCATCATCCGCATCGGGATTCATTGGCGCGGGTTCGGTTTCTACTTCCGTTGCGGGAACTACTGTATCTGGCGTTTCGTCTTCTTCAAATTTCTTCGCGAATTTCGTAGCCATGTCTTCAAACTTTTTGGATAGCTCATTGATGCGATCCTCCAAGCTCACTGTTGCTTTTTCTTTTTCTTCATCCATAATTGGTGTTGTTGGTTTGGTTTGTGTTGGTAAAGCCGAGAACAAACTTGTGTTCGCGGCTGGATCGCTCACAAGCGCGACCGTAAGGACACGCGAGCAACGCGAAAATGCTTTATCACCTGACACTTCGTCTTGACCTTCAAACTCAAGACTCATGCCCATGTGATTAGGGTTTTTTTCCGCAACTTCTAAGATGCGCGGCTTTTCGTTAGCCGTTTCGTAAATGTGAAAATCTCCGACAACTTTTCCGTCTTCGATAGCAAAGTTTTTTACGTAGCCGACAGTCGAGAGAACGCCGCTACCGTGATCAAGTTTTACTTTGACGCTGCCGCTATTGTAACAATAGAGATATACTTGCTCCAACGTCTTTTGATCAACTGTCTCTTGCCTGCCCTCTTTGTCAAAGTGACCCTCTGCCGCGCCTAGTCGAATGAGCGAGCATTTACGAATGATGCCATTTTCAGCATCGATCTGTGATTCTTGCGGTATTGATTGGTAAAAATGTTTCATTGATCTGGCAATTTGTTAGGGTTAAATTTTCCGCTTTCGATGATTTGATATGCCGCCGCATAAGCTGCGTTCGGCTCATATCCGCTGGAGATTAAAGCCTTGACCAGTTCGTGCCTGTCGTTGCGGTTCTTGGCTTTTTTTTCTTTGTCGATTGGTTCTTGTTTTACTGGTTTCGCAGTGTCGCGTCGTTCCCTGCGTGATTTCAACTGGTCAAGTGCTGCTTTATGTTCCGCTAAATATGCGTTCGCCTTGTCTAATTCAACGCGTAATTTTTGGATTGCGTCTGCGTTCTCATTGTTAGATTCTAATCCTTGCAACGATTCACGCAAATCTGCAATCCACCCATTTGCAAAATCAATATTTTCTGTTTCTTTTCCAATTCGTTCGTTGATAGATGAATCGGATTCTCGAAACTCTTTGCGGGAAAATTCTTTTCCTTCGACGTTCTGACTTGTTGATTGTGTAATGGCTGTCGGTTGCGCTGGGCCATTGCCAAACACTGATTGCTTGTTGACTCCATGCTTCGCTGCCGCCCTGTCTTTAATCGACTCCCATCGGCACATTTCATCTGCTACCGTTTCCGCGTCTTGCGCGTCATCCTGCCAATATTTCAGCGGGTTAAGCAATCCGTTTTGCCATAGGTTGACCGCTGCCGACGCTTCCTTGCCGATGTCTGGTTGTGGGTGCGAGCGAAAACCAAAGCGTCCCCGGGTAATAATTCGCAGTTTAGACACGGGAAAAATTCCCTTTGCTATTGCGTCAAACAAAAATGCGTTTTTAAGTTTTTGCGCGTGTGGCGTAATTAGTTTTTGAACGCGCTCAAACTCTGCTTTTGCCATCTCGCTTTCTAGTCTCGATGAAACTCCGCCAAGTGCGCTTGCATCAATAGCGAATGAGTAGGGGAGATTGTAAGCCATTGCTACCAAGCTAAGAAGCATTTTAAGCAATGCCTGCTCTTCGTTACTTGGTGAATTTGATGAGGGAAATTTAATCTCTGCCCCAGCTTGTAAATGGTTAATTTGACCGAAAAGAATATCTTGTTGAAGAATCTGTGCTGTATTGCCAGCAAGCGTAGTTGCGTATGGGTCTGCCGCGCCGTTCCCTGTTGTCGCTCCATTGCTGTTGGTGAAAACTGTAAGCGCGCTTGCAAGTTTCGTTTTTCCTTTTGCGTAATCAAGAATCTCGTAAAGGTCTCGCAAGTTCTGAACTGCCGTTGCCAATGCCGAAACTCCACGATATTGATCAATCCGCATCGGGTCTGTTAGGTGAACAAACTGATCTGCTGGAACATCCACGGGCGAATCGTAAAGACTCGTTGTCATAGATCGACGGAACACGCGAAACGCTTTGATCTCACCAAACTCGCCAATGATGCATCCGCTCACGTAATCATCGGAAACAACATTTTGATAGATTCCCCCGATCCTATCAGGCTCAATCGCTTGAATTTTTAAAGGAAGGCTTGTTGCTTCCTCTGGTGTCATGTCTGCGGTTAGTCCTGGACGTTGAAACGCCCAGCCATAGTCACCGCCGCGATTGCATCCCATGATGCCGAACTCCATCATTTTGAAAAAATCGTATCGCCCCGTCAAATCGCAGTTTGGAAAAACCTCGTTGTTTAGATATTCTTCGATTTCTTTGTCTAACTCAGTATCGCCCGTTTGTGCGTTGTAGCTGATTGGAGATGAATACATGGCCACCTTGCGGTTAAGCATTTTTGCGGGAGAGAAATTGCGTTCTAGGTCTTCCGCTTCTCTCATGAGTTGCAACCTATCGCGCTGAACATCAAACGAGTTAGGCGATATGTTTTGTGGCGCGCTTGCCCGTTTATGGGTCATCGATGCTCCGTCGTAACGGAACTCGTGAAGAACATTTTTCGCCGCCAATCTGCGAACTCCCGCGGCAGGTGACAGATAGCTAATTGCCTTGTCGAGAAGGTTCTGCTTCATCGAACACTGCCCCTTCCTAGCGATGGGTTAAAGTTTGCCATCGTATTCATGCTGCGAACTCCTTGCAATAAGGATAAAGCATAGTTGGCCTCAAGAAGCATTGAACTCGCCTCGCTGATTGAGGAGAAGGAAAAACTGCGACCAGCGATAGAATACGAAACGCCGCGAACTAATCCCGCTACGATTGCGCCTTTTGCTGCGTCACGGATTTCAACAAGGTCATCTTGTCCAAGTCCTACTAGTTTTCCTGCGGCCGCCATGTGCAATGAAAATGTATCGATACCAAAATATTGTCAAAAGTTATGTGAAAATATTTTTAGTCCTTTGATTCGCTTATAAGATCAATAACATCCTGCCAGTCAAATTCGTCAACTGCATGAATTCTCCAATCTATCTAATTTGTAACATTGCCACGTTATTCCTTTTCTTTCTCCGCTTGCACAATCAAATCAGACTCATCGGTGACAGTCCACAAGATTTCACGAATACGCGCATCCATCAACGCCGCGACCATATTCATCTGATCCGCGTCTTTCATGTGGTCTTCTGCGTTTGCCTTTGTCATCCATAACCATTCTTTGTTTCCGCTTTTTGATGTTTGCTGCTTCTTAAATTCTGTCCCTGTTTGCATTTCGTATTCTTTCGATACATCCTGCGGAACTGTCCAGCGATAAGTTGTCATCCCTCCGCGCAATCGATGCCAAAGGTTTTTGATAGGTTGCTGACACCAAAAATAATATCGAGCTTGCCGACGTTCTCCACTCTTTCCTATGCCGACGTGTCCAATGTTGAAGGGAGAGTATGGATAGAATCTTGTTAGTCTTTGCGGCGCGTTATTCACGATGACGGTTTCATGATGAGGATATGCTTTGCGCCCTGCCGTGTCTCCCCATAGCCCTTGCCACCCATAGCGAACGCAGACGGCTTGAACTGCTACGGTATCGAAGGCAATGTCCACAAGCGTTCTTGACGGTTCGACGTTCAGCGCAATTCGTTTCTCTTCTAGTTCTTCCCA